ACTATTTGTTGAGAAATGGTTACTAAAAAGTCTTATACTTGTTTATTTTGCTTCTTTTTCTATTTAAAATAAATTTATCTATACTATATATATCTTGTAAAAATTGTTTAAATTCAATCACTTTTCTATTTTATAAAGTAACCATTTCTCAACAAATAGTTACTGTTATAAAATTTCGCCTTTTAATTCGTTTGTTAACAACTCATTTTCTAATTCTTCATAACTAAGTTTTTCGTATATTGGATTATCTGACAAAATTATATATTTACCTTTTAATGTTTCTGATAACTCTATTACATATAAATTGTTACTTTCATTAATTATTTTTTCTTTTTCCTCTAAAGAATCGTAATAAAATTGTTTTTTCATACCTAATCTCCTATCTTAACAGTGTAACGTCAGAAACTGATGTGTAAGCTTTTGCAGTAGAACTATTCCCCGTTCCAACATCTGTTAATAACACTTGTATTTTTAATTGTGTATCATTATTTACAATTATATCTTTTTCAAAATTCATAGAACGACCACTGGCAGTAGCATCACATGAAAGATAAATATATTCTTTTTTTTCACCATATATTATTTCTAATCTGGAACTTGCAAAAGTAGCCCAGTTTTTATAAACCATCAAAGTTCCTTTAATCCTTAAACAACCTTTAATATTAGGTTTATCATTATAAATAATGTACGGATTATTTACTTCTTCTACTCTTTCTGTATCTTTACATTTAACAATTAATATTGATTGTACTATAAAATTTATCGCATTAATTAAATCAGTAAATGAACTTTGTGTACTTGCTGACACTCCTTTATATATTAAATTATTCACTAATACACTTTTTAATGTTTCTATTTTTGTTTTAGTTATATCTAATTTATCTGTGTTTAAAAATGGGCTCCCTAACACAGTTGTTATATTACTTTTGCTATTCTGAAAATCAGTTTGTACACCTTGTAGTGTTGTCATAAGTTCTCTTAAACTAGCATTATCAGTTAATTTTTCCGTCATATTTTCACCTCGCTTATATCATATCTATTAAATCATTTGCTATTGTAATTCCTTTTGCTCTCTGTCCATTTACCTCTGTTGCCAATTCTTTCAATGCTACCTCAACATTATCACTTTCAAATAAGTTTTCTGTATCTTCTATAGTTACATTCTTTGCTTCTAATACAAGATTTCTAACTTTATTAACTAACTCCTTAAAAGTCATTTAATCACCTCTTTCAATAAAAAAGAACCTCCCTTAAACTGTTGGTTCTACTTGTGTTTCTTCTTTATTTAATAAACCTGTTAACTCTAAATACTGTTCTTCTGTAATTCTGTTTACTGTATAGAATACATCAATTTTATGTTGCAAATCCTCTTTAGTGCTATAGTTCTTTTGTTCTATCATAAGTTTTAATAAGTTATACATGTTAATTCCTCCTATAAATTGTTATTTAATTTTATATTTTCTACCTCAAAGGCTGTGTTTACTATCTCACTATCTCTATTTTTATTTTCTTCTTTTAACATGCTTAATTCTTTTTCTAATGCTTGTAATCTCTTTTGTTCATCTGTTAAAATGACTTCTATGTCTTTGATGATTGGTTCTTTTGTAACTGGATTTATAGACTCTATATATTGTTTACTATAGTCTATACTACCAAATTCAACATCCAAAAAATTTAATTCAGTTATTTTTGACCACTCTTGTATATCTCCTGTTGCTTCACCAGTTTGAAGCCATATATTGCCTGTTTGGTCGTAAATTATTCTATTATTTCTGTTCATATTATCACCTCATTTTTTTATTAAATATATATTTTGTAAGTTAATGTAGCTCCCTCTTTTGCCCATATTCCAACTGCTTCTGACATTGATAATTTATATAATGTAAGCACTAATGAAGAATACCCAACATTAGATACATTAAGAATACCAACAGCTTTCGGGTTACTATGAGTAGAATCAGAATTATAGCCAAAATTATAAAAATTTGAATTACAAACATTATCAAAATAAACATAAGATTTACTTGTTGTACTAAAAGTTACTCCACTAAGTACAATTAAACTAGGAGAGAAGCCCATGTTAACTGGTATAGTAAGAGTTTTTGAAGTTCCTTCTTTGTCATATATACTTAAGTTAAAATTCTCTGCATCCGTTTTTGTGAATGTATAAGTTCCTGTTATAAATCTTTTTCTTTTACTTAACTCTGTTTCTAATTGAGTTATAGTATTGTTTTTTTGTGTTACTTGATTTTGTAAATCTTGCACACTAGTGTCTGAACTATCAAAACTTGTTTTTATTTTCTCTGATAACTCCACAAGTGTATTATTTAAACTTGCTTCTATATTTTTAAGTGCTAAAGTGTTTATAATACTTGTTTTCCCAACTTTAAATCCTGCATTAACCTCAACTAATTTTGTTGATATATCATTTAAATTTACATTTTCGGGCAGTGGCATTATATTCTTACTTATACTTAACACTTTTTCTGCTGTAGCATTATTACTGTCTGTAACAACTATTTTAAGTGTGTGTAATGCATTATCTTCTAATGTATAATTAATTGTTTTCTCTTCTGTTAAATTTGTTGTTATAGTTTCTTTTAGTACATCATCTATAAACCATTCTATCTTTGTAAGTAATGCAGGGTCTGTGTGGTCGGCTTTAAATGTTGCCTGTGTAGAATTATAAGAAGATACTGTTAAAAATGGCAATGCTTGTAGTAATGTTATTTTAGCATAACCATCTGCTTTAGTAGTATTACCTCCAGTAGTCATGACTATATTTTCAAGATAATATTCAGGTGTTGGTATATATCCGGGTGCCTTATAACTATCTTTATTTAGTGCGTAACCACTTCCACCACCTCCACATTCATTAGAATAAGAACCAGCACCACCGTACCAACCCCCTCCACCACCTATTCCTATGTTACCATAACCTCCTTTTCCTAATGAACCATGGTATTCTTCTGTGTCGTAACTTGTTCCACCTTGGTATTGAGAACCACCGCCACAAAAATCTCTGTCACGACCAACTCCATTAACACCTACATAACCACCACCATGACCAATAGAACGAGCAGAAGCAAAATTATTTTTCATACCTCCTCCACCGCCTGCAACAAGTATGCGTGAAAGCAAACTTTCGGTGTTACCCCAAGTTGCACTAGGATGATAAAGTCTTATATCAGTTGCTCCACCACCGTATTTAGAATAAGCAAAGCTACCAGTAGTAACTTTGCCAGCAGCGCCTGCACCGTTAAAACCACTTCTAGTAAGGCTTGAACCTTCAGAAACTTTCTCATAACCGGATTGACCGACACAAATTTGTAGATTAGTTCTTTTTTTAAATACAATCTCACCTTTTGAATAACCACCTTTTGCACAATCAGTCCAATCGCTTGTATCGACAGCACCACCACAAGCACCCCAACATTCTAATTTATATCGCCCAGGTGGCAATGAAACATTTTGTACATAATTAGCATAATTAAAATTCCATTCAGTCTGCATTTTCTCACTCTCCTCTCTAACAATAAGTTATCAACTCATTTACACTTGTTGCAATATTAGATAAACCACCATTTACCTTTTCTTCTATATTAACCAATCTGTCCTCTATTTTCTTAGATGAATAAGTAGTCATTTCAGATACTCTGTTATCATCTACAGTTGCATTTATAAAATGAGTTTCTGCATTTCCATTTATCACATAGACATTTAACTCAACTTTTACTTCACTTCTAATCTCAATTGAATTATCATCAACTATTTTAAAATTTGGAACTATATTTTCTTTTGTAGTAGCATCTATAATATTTACAACTATTCTCTGTGTTAATAAACTATGTGTTACAGTTGCTTTGAATCCACTTTCTGCATCCTCAACCCAATCATCAATTGCGACCCTTTGAGTGTATGCAACATTTGAGCCACCTGCGATTAATTGGTCGATTTTAGTATTTAACTCTGTTTTAGCAGTTTCTATGTTGCTTGTTAATTCTGTTTTAGTTGTATCAATTTTAGTATTAACAGTACCTATTTTAGTTTCTAAGTCTTGTATATCTTTGAGTGTTGCAAAGATTATTGTTGGGTCAATTTTAAGTTCTATATTATTTACATTAGATACAATAAGCACAGTTTTAACCTTCATGTCTACCACTGCACCTTGTTCTATAGAAGGTTTATAACACTCTTTGTATTTAGAAATGGCAATTAAATTATTTTCATCATCTAAATATCCTATTTCTCTTATCATAAACCGCCTACACTTGATGGTATTAAACTCTCTAATATTATACAATTTGGTGCAGTTTCATCTGTAGTTGTATTTCCATATTGCCTTCCCATACCACTTTTTGAGAGCTGTCTGACTCTCAGTTGGAGTATATTCACTCCCTCCTCCATCACCAAGTTGAATTTTTACAAATCCCACTTTATTACCTGTGACACTTGCATTTGCTATCTTTGCTTTCCTACATCTGTAATTATAGTGTAATAACTTTTATCTATAGCCAATATATCACCTCCTAAAATATTGTTATCTCTTGGTATCCAACTCCATTGCCAGTTAATACATCAATTTCTCCATAAGTTTCTATATCTGGTGGACTCCAAGGGTATATAGTTATTTCTTGACCCATTAGGGTTGTTATACCAAAATTCATATAATTGTCTTTGCTTATAAGCACTCTAGTGTAATCTAAAGTCATATTACATGGCTTAATATTACTTACAAAAGAATGAACTTCCTCAAACCAATCTTGATTTCTAGCATCACTCTCAAGGTGTATGTTATAAGTAGCATTATTTATAGTTAACTCATAATTACCTTCTCCAACTATACTATCTAGCCAATTCCTTAAAAATCTCTCTGAGTAAGGTAATTTACTTATATATTTACTAAAAATCCTAAACCTTCTATCTTCTAAACTCTCATTACTTTTAGGAGTTATAGACATTATCTTTTCCCATCTTTTTATACCACTTGGAGTTAAATCCTCTAAAAACTGGTCACTTGATAGGTCATTTAATTTTTCATGTAGTGTTTTTATTTCTTTGTTTTCTACATTAAATACTTTTATATATTCTTCTTTATCTTGTAGAATTTGTGGTAAGTAATTTATTAGATTAATCTCTTTATCCAACTACCTCACCTCTCACTACTATACTGTTACTATCTATTGTTAGATTAGATTTAACTCATTTATCATTGTGTTTGTAATATCTAACACTCCATCATACTAAGTAATCTAGTTTCAATTTGAGATATACGGACTATTAAGTTTTCTTCATCTTCCCAACTCATGTTAAGTTCATTTAAATAGTCGTCTATTGCTTCTTCTGCAATTGATTTTATATTCTCCCAAGTGTAGCCATTTTTGTATGTTATCTCTGCTGATATATTTATAGTTGTACTTACAACACCTGTAACAGTAACTTTATGCCCTATTGGTGCTAATCCTAAGCCTTGTCCTTGATGTCCAATTGGGTCAATTTCTTCTTGCACTAAATTAACTAAATCACTAGATGGAACTTTG